ATCTGTAGAAACAATTCGTGATGCTGATGGCGTGCTTCATGTTGTGAAAAGAAAAGGTGTTTCTAAAGGCACAGTTTCAATTGGTGAAGCAAAAGACCTAAATGCAAAGAACGTAAAAGCAGCAGTAAAGCATGACTGTGCAACACATGTAGAACATTCAACTTGGGGTGTTGGCAATTGTATTCCTGAGATGCACACAATTGAAGAAATCTCTGAAGGTGTTGGATATGTCACTCACTATGATATCATGTTCGAGCATGGTATTGAGCAGAACGTTCCTGTAGAATCATTGAGAATTCTTGCATCTGAAGAACACGGCCATACATCAAAGAAAACTATGAAAGAAGCTCTCAAGGGCAAGCAACATAAAATTGATGCTAATCATAATGGCGAAGTTGATGGAGAAGATTTTGCTATCCTAAGAAATAGATATAGGAAGTTTAGACCAAAACGTCTTGCAAGAGTTAACGAAGCAGAAGAAATGACTGCAGTAACTGTAAAGTCAGCGGCAGACACACAATATGCTAAAGGTCAGCAATCAAAAGAAAACATGCAACAAGATAGCATCAACAAGATGAAAACTGATCCTCTTTCATCAAAGGAAAGTGTAAAGCTTCCTCCTACACAAGGTAACAAGCCAATTGGTGGTGAGGCAGAAAGTCCTGCTCGTGTTGGTGGCAAGTATTCAATGGAAGAAGAAAGATTAGAAAATCTTTTTAATTCGCTTTCAGAAGAAAATCAAGAAAAGTTTGCAGCGATGCTTGAAACAGAAGAAGGTCTTGATCAATTGCTCGACTTTGCAGAAAGACAAGGATTCTAAGATATGGCTAATATAATTAAACCAACTGGCAATACATCAAGTTGTAATACTACAACTTTTAGTTCTTATGGTAATAGTTCTTTAGTATTGATGACACACGCAGCTGCAACAACAGTTTTAGCTGTAATTACATGCAAAGACTCAACTAACACAACAGTTTTGTGGACTGTGTCTATTGTAGGTGGAGAAAGTTTTATCGTAGAAAAGGGTAAAACGGATATTATAACGTCAAACCACTCAGGTGTTTCTTTGGCAGCTACGCCAGTTGCATATAAGAACTAAGGAATAAGTAAATGAGACTTATCACAGAAATCAACGAAGAAGTAAAATACATTTCAGAAGAAGGTTCTGAAGGAAAAAAGAATCTTTATATCGAGGGTATCTTCCTTCAGGGCAATCTTAAGAACCGTAATGGTCGCTATTATCCAGAACAAGTTCTTGCAAAGGAAGTTGCACGCTACACAAAAGAAAACATTGATAAGGGTCGTGCTTATGGTGAACTAGGTCATCCAGACGGACCATCAATCAATCTTGAGCGTGTCTGCATGATGATCAAATCACTAAAGCAAGAAGGCACAAACTTCGTTGGTCGTGCTAAGATCATGGAAACACCTTATGGAAACATCGTAAAGAACTTGATGTCTGAAGGTGCAAGCCTTGGCGTTTCATCTCGTGGTATGGGTTCTCTTGTTGAGAAGAATGGATTAAATGAAGTGCAGGATGATTTCTATCTTGCAACCGCTGCAGACATTGTTGCAGATCCTTCTGCACCAGATGCTTTCGTCAATGGCATCATGGAAGGCGTAGAATGGGTTTGGGACAACGGAATGCTTAAGGCACAGAAATTGGAACAAGCAAAGCGCCATATCAATGAGGCTGCTGCTAAAGTTTCAAAGAAAGAGCTAGAAGAAGCTAAAATTCGTGTGTTCCAACGTCTACTTTCATCAAAACTGTAATTTTATAAATAAATTAATAAGATATCTCAAAAGGAGAAAATAATGTCAGAGTTTGAAAAGACAGAATTAGAAAACGATGAAGTTCTTCAAGAGGACAATGCAGCGTCAATTGCAATGAGTCCTACTGATGTTTCTCGTTCAGAACTAATGGCCATGATGGTCAACTATGCTAACTCACTTGGCAACAAGGAAGAGCTTGCAGCATTTGTTGCTAAACTTCCAAATGCAAAAGAGATGACAAGATCAAATGATGAAATCTATAATAGCGTTACAGGTAATGCTACAAAAGATTCTGGTGCAAACAAAGCATCAATCAAGTCATCAAGCGCACCAGGCGAAACAATGCACTCACTTCCTTCAATGAAAGAAGACCTTGCAGTATTGTTTGGTGATGACTCAGGTCTTTCAGAAGATTTCCGTCTTAAGACAGAAACAATTTTTGAAGCAGCAGTTGCTACTCGTGTAGGTCTACAACTTGCAAGTCTTGAAGAGTCATATGAGCAAAAGTTAGATGAGTCAATTTCAGCAATTCAAGTTGAGATGGAAGAAAATGTTGATGCATATTTGAACTATGCAGTAGCAGAATGGATTCAAGAAAATCAACTTGCTATCGAATCTAACATTAAGACAGAAATCATGGAGTCATTCCTTGTAGGTCTTAAAGGTCTATTCGAAGAGCACCATATTGAAATTCCTGAAGATGATATTCCTGTTGTTGAAGCAATGGCAGAAGAAATCGCTGCTCTTGAAGAACAGATCAATGAGACAACTGAAAAGAACATTGAACTTCAAAGACAGCTTGCTGAAGCAGAAGTTTTAAATGCTGCTGATGAACTATCAGAAGGTATGACAGATACACAGAAAGACAAGTTCGTAAAACTGATTGAATCTGTTAGCTACACAAATGCAAATGAATTCCGTAAAAAGGCTTCCGTGATTAAGGAAACATACTTTTCTGGTAAAGCAGAAGTTAGAGTTATTCAAGACCAACTATTGAACGAGTCAGTAGACGAACTTGAAGAGCAAAAATTTGTTGCACCAGACATGAAGATGTATGTTGAGTCACTTACCCGTTCCATCAAAAAATAAATTTTAATAAATAATAATACAAAAACTCTAAAAGGAGAAAACTAAAATGAACTTTTTAAACGAAGAGTTACTTGCAAAGTGGAAGCCTGTTCTCGAGCATGCTGACCTTGCTAAAATTACAGATACTCATAAGCGCAATGTTACTGCTGTTATTCTTGAGAATACAGAACGTGCAATTCGTGAACAAAATGCTTTCAATCCACAATCACTTATGGAAGTATCACCAACAAACGCTGCTGGTACAGGCGGTTATGCTGGTGCAGGTGGTTCATCAGTTGCTGGTTACGATCCAATCTTGATCTCACTTGTTCGCCGTGCAATGCCTAACTTGATTGCATATGACATCTGCGGCGTTCAGCCAATGACAGGTCCAACTGGTTTGATCTTCGCAATGCGTTCTAACTACGCAACTCAGGGTGGTACAGAAGCGCTTTACAACGAAGCAAATACAGCCTTCTCTTCACCAGGCATTTCAAGTGCTAACACAATTGGTAACAAGAATGTTGGTACTGTTCCTGGTACATCTGCACAGACAACTGCAATTGCTAACAGCAACATCTACAACTTTGCTGGTGGTGCTAATACACAACAAGCAGAAGCGCTTGGTTCAACATCAAACGTTGCATTTGCTGAAATGGCATTCTCAATCGACAAGCAGACAGTTACTGCTAAGTCACGTGCCCTAAAAGCAGAATACTCAATGGAACTTGCTCAGGATCTTAAGGCAGTACACGGCTTGGATGCTGAAACAGAACTAGCGAATATTCTTCAGTCAGAAATTCTTGCTGAAATCAACCGTGAAATCGTCCGCACAATCAACATTACAGCGGTTCGTGGTGCAAATACCGGAACAACAACTGCTGGTATCTTTGATCTTGACACCGACTCAAACGGTCGTTGGTCAGTTGAAAAGTTCAAAGGTCTTATGTTCCAGATCGAGCGTGAAGCTAACCAGATCGCAAAAGACACTCGTAGAGGCAAAGGTAACGTAATCATCTGTTCTTCAGATGTTGCATCCGCTCTACAAATGGCTGGCGTTCTTGATTACGCTCCTGCTCTAAACTCAAACAACCTACAGGTTGATGATACTGGCAACACATTCGCTGGTGTTCTAAATGGTCGCTTCCGTGTATATATCGATCCATACACAACAGGCAACTATATGACAATCGGTTACAAAGGCTCTAACGCTTTTGACGCTGGTCTATTCTATTGCCCATACGTTCCTCTTCAGATGGTTCGTGCAGTTGGACAAGACACATTCCAGCCAAAGATTGGATTCAAGACACGTTACGGAATTGCTCCAAACCCATTCGCAAAGGGTATCACAGCAGCTTCAGCAACAGCAGCGGTAGAAGAAGACACAAACGTCTACTATCGTCGTGTTCTTGTTAACAACCTTCTCTAATAAGATTCGGGTTTACCGAACAATACAACTTAGGAGCGCTTCGGCGCTCCTTTTTTGTTACTCTATGATCCTTCCGGTATCATACTCAAAGTCAATGACTCGTTTCAACTCGCCATTCACAACTTCAAATTTAATGTGTTTCGCTCCTTCAGGGCATGGAGCTGTTCTAAAGTAATCACGAGCCCCGTCAGCCATTGCTTCCCGATGAACAAAATAGTCATGCCGATAGCGACTATGCACGAGTTCGCCGTCTTCGAAAAGGATACCATGAAATACTCCTTGAACTGCTTCATAACCATTTGATATCATCCAATCGTCTGTTGTGGGTTCTTTAAACATTGCAAAATAGTTAGAACCTTGTGGGTGCTTTTCTTCCGTATAGAAAATTGCCGCAGGAAAATTTGCCCACTGTTCTGTTACTGTTCTCAGGCATGTATCAATCACATACTTTGCTTTGTATTTTTCTTCTAGCAGTTGAATCTGAAGATCACCAAACATTTTATTTACAGGTTTCATCTCATAGACCTTTCATCTTCTCAATCAACCATACACAGGTTGCAACACTTATACCAATCCCAATCATTGCAATTGCAATCGATCCTGCACCAGGTCCTACATACTTATCTAACATATAGACGAGCGGCAGGAACAAGAATCCCATCACAAACCCGCTGAACAACTTCCACTTCATACTCATGCTGCTATTGCCTCTCTAATGTGTTTGCACGACTTACGGAACATAAAGGCATGACAGGTGCAAGAAGAATGCTTGTCACCAATCGTCACCTTATATATATCACCTTTAGAACCTTTTATGTCAACCGTTTTAAATTTAGGAGTTGACACAGGTTGAGTGTATGCTATATAATCAATCTCAACAATGTTTGCTGCATCGATGATACGAAAGTCATATTTGCCAGGACCTGTGCGAATGGTCATTGCAGGATAATCAACCCACTTAGGAGTTTCAATCTGTGTGCCTTCAACAAAGTAATACTCTGCAATGTGAAATCCATACAATTCACGCTTTGCATACTTACTATCTCTTACTTTGACTTTCATTATTTGTTCCTTATTTAAATCTACATATGTTATTATATACAGAAAAACAATAATGTCAACCAGTAAAAAATCGCTTGACATTTTTTTAAAAAAAGCGTATAATGAATTTGTATGAAACAAAGAGGAAAATGATCATGTCTTATTCTGCAATCGTTCGTTCTTTCGCTATGCAATACAAAAAGATCGCTTTCAAAGGCATCCCAGATAAAAAGATCAATGCAAACTATTATTGGATCAAACACAAACTTAATGTTCTCGAAATGAACAAATTGTTGCAACTTGTTTCTTTTGATGACAAATTTGCTCTTCTTAAAGCAATCGACGTTGCAGATAAAAAGGTGACATATTGGGAACGTCACAAAAACTTTAAATTTGAGGATGCAATGAAAGTGTATTCTGCCGCAAAAAAGATTAAAAGAAACGGTTGACACTTTTATTAAAAGATCTTATATTTAATTATAGGATGAATTAAAGGGAAAAAATATGAACCGCAAGTTTGATATCGTTGCTTCTAAAACCTACGCAACCCAACAGAACGCCGACAAGGCAGTTGCTAAAGTTGGGTTTTCTGATCTTCGTCACTTTATGATGCTGACTGCTGATGGTCGCTTTTATCCGGTGTTCGTTGGTCAAGAAGCAGTACAGCGTGGTGTTCAGTTTCACTTCAATGTTGTCGGTTGACATTATTCTAGAAATACGCTATATTCAATATATGATCAAATGTGGGAGATTGATATGCGTCTGAGCAAAATTGAGCGTGATGGTGAATGGTTCAAAATTACTCTTTCTCAAGAAGGCATTGAACCAGAAGTTATCTTTACTGGTAATCTTGAGTATGCCCTTGATGTTGCAAACGAGTGGGAGAATGCATAATGTTTTGGATTGATCATATCGCAGAAGATCGCTTTTCTGTTTGGTTTGGTCCTGATTGGGTTCAGGACTTTGATGATCTCGATTCTGCTAAAATCTTTGTAAAGCAGATGAAAGAAAACGATTGACATTATTCTTTTAATGTCATATCATAGTAATGTTGTCACTTGACACATAAATAAATTTTATCATGGAGAACTACACAATGACTACTACAACTTATAAGACCCAAGCACAGCGTGTCCTCGAAGTATTGCAGGCTGGTGAACAGTTGACTGCAAAGCAGATTGGAGCACGCTTCAAGATTGCATCTCCTGCTAAGGTAGTTTCTACACTTCGCTTTGCAGGTTATCCTATCTATCTTAACGAGCACACCGACACTAAAGGTCGTGTGAAGTCAAAGTATCGCTTGGGCGCACCATCACGCAAGGTCATTGCTGCTGGTTATAAAGCTCTTGCTGCAGGAATGTAAGTAAGTCACTCATACGTGAATAACGAGGAGGGGCTTAACGGCTCCTCCTTTTTTATTGGACCCATAGCACAATGGTTAGTGCAATCGACTTTTAATCGATTGATCCGAGTTCGACTCTCGGTGGGTTCACCAATTTTCCTTTGATAAATAATCAAAAGGAGCATGTGATGGCAACAAACAATCAGATCAATATCATCAATGGTATCCTGGCAAATCAACCAGGCAATCTCAATTTCTTATCACCTCTAGGTTTTCGTTTCACGCTAAGACGTTCTCCTACTGTGAATTTTTTTTCGACAGATGCAAACATTCCATCATTTGAACTAGGGTATGCCACTGTTCCTTCGCCCTTCTCTAATATTCATATTCCTGGTGACAAACCTCAGTGGGGTAGTTTCAGATTGACCTTCAAAGTCGATGAGGACTTTGTTAACTACTTTGAAATCTATAACTGGATGGTTAAGTTAGGTTTCCCAAACAACTTTGGACAATATGCAGCACTTGCTTCTGCTGCTCCCGGAACAGGTCAAGGAACAGTATCAGACGGGACATTGACAATCCTTAATAGTTCTATGCATCCTAACGTAGAAGTAATTTTTCGTGATATGTTCCCAGTCAGTATTTCTGATGCAAACTTTACATCAACAGACACAACTGTTGATTATGTGACCGCAACTGTTGAGTTCAAGTATACATATCTGACCTTCAATAAACTCTGACCTTTATATAGGATTATATTATGAAATTGGATGAAATCCATGATATGTGGGCAAAGGATAATGAAGTATCCATTGCACAATTCGACCAGTCAATTAATGCTGTGCCCTTGATGCACGCTAAGTATCTCCGTATTATGTCTACAGAAAAGATGACTCTTCGTAAGATGGAAGAGGATCGCCGTGAGTTAGTGAAACTAAAGCATGATTGGTTTCGTGGAACGCTTTCATCTGATGACTTGAAAGAACACGGATGGGAACCCAATCGTCTGAGTATTCTC